CGCATCTGAATGGCCATCTGCTCGAGCGCATCCTTCGACATCTCGGTGCCGTAGAAGTCTACCGACGTAGACGAAGCGGTCCCGAAGATGACGGGATTCTCAAAGTCCACCGAGTCTTGGTTGGGGTTCGCGGTAGCAGACGGGTCAAGCTTCTCGCCCTCGCCGCTGTCGATGATGACCCGCTCCGCAGCCGAACGCTCTACAGGAGCGACCTCGAACTGCTGCATCGGTGCAGAAAACGGAACGCGGCAGCGTACCGAGAAAACCTTGCGTCCGTCCGCAAGAACTTCGTCGGGCTTGGTCACATCAAGGTCGCGCAAGAATGGAAATTTGTCGGCCGTCATGGTCTTTCCCTTCTACAGTTAGCCAAGTGTCTCGGCCACCGTTCACCCAAGACTACCAATGCAAGTGCGCGAGCGTCAAACATCCCGCGTTATTGTCTCGTTTAGATTTTCTGTGCGATCCCTGAGCGGACCTCTTCTGAAGTCCAATAAATAAGGACGCAGCGGCATCTTGCTCCGCACTCGGTATCACCGCCTGGCATTGTCACAAGTTCCGACATCAGGCGAATCGGTTTTGCGCCTTCGGTCACACACGTAGGACACACGCGCGCATCACCGACATTCGCCCAATCCACGTACCACTGGGTCACGCGCGGACCCGTAATGCCGTCCGCACCCTCGTCGCCGGCATCGAGCAGCACCGTGCTCGCTTTCCCGAGCGCCGTGGTCATCGTTTCGTTCGCCAGCATGACGAGCTTGCCCGACCAATTGTGAATGCGGAACCGATTCGCAACCATTCCCGCACTCAGTGCAACAATGGCCATCTCGACAGAGCCGTCTACGTCAAACTCGGCAATCGCAGAGTCTCCGCGCGTCAGGCTTGCCACCGTTTCCTGCAACCGCGCCCGCACATCGGGCATGATGCCGCCCGCCGATGTGAGCCAACTCATGGCCTCCTGGTGGTACAGGTACGCCGCTTGCTCGTAGGACTCATCGACGGCTTGTCCGGTCACACGGGCTGCATTGCGCGCGCCGAGCTTAGCCGCATCGAGGTACAGTTCGTAGGTCCGCTGGGACCACTTGGCCTCGAGCGTATTGAGAACTTGTGAGGATTGTTGCAACAGTGCCTGACCACTGGTTTCTGTCAATCCGCCGCGCGTCCACCGAGAAGCGAAGATGGCAGTCAACGCCAGCATCGCTTCTTCCCAGTAGCCATCTACGTCTTCGTGGTAGGTTTCCACAAGCATACCGAGTTCCGACAGGTCAATCGTGCGGTAGTCTGCGAACGGACCATCATCCTGCCACTCAGACGGCAACGCGCGGACACCCCATCGGCTCAGCCCTTCAAGGCGCTTCTTTTCATCGTTGATGACCTTTTTCATCTCCGATTCGCCAATTTCACCGACCGTGAACCACTTGATAAGCGCCACTACGCCGGGAAGGCGGAAGTCACCGAAGTGACGGGCAGACCATGCTTCACGCAATCGCACCGCTGCCTCTTCTTCTTCGGTTTCGACCACGCCGCCCCGGTCTACGACGGGCTTGAGCTTCCGATACTGGCTATTCCCACGGATGTTGCCGCCCTTCCGCCAAATCTGTGGCCAGTTGTCGCGCAAGTCTTCCGCAAAAGCCGCGTCGAACACTCGGTAGTTGCTGTTGCGGAGGCTGACCTTGAGGTCATCCCCCGCTTTGGGAAAATTTGTGGGGTCAGTATCCCCCACAGCGCGCGGAGCCGGCTCCGGGTAGAGGTTCTGCGGCGTAATCGGCTCAGGCATAGCCGAACCGCCGCCATTGGGACTCAGCGGACCCGTGATGCCGACAATATCGGTCAACAGCAGCACGCCTTGGCCGGTCGTCAGCGTCACTACGTCGCCACCGAGCACAGGCTGTTCGCCCATGCGCCGACGCGCTTCGTTGCGGGTCAGCACACCACGATCAACGAGCGCACCAATCGCCTGAGAGCGGTCCTGCTCTTCGCTTGGCGTCAGCTTGGCTTCACGGTCAAACCGGAAGCGAACCATCTTCGCACGCTCTGGCGTACCAGCGACGAGCGGCAGGATACGCGCATTGACCTTGTTCTCGATGTGCTCGAGCATGGGCCCGATAAGGTGCGAGGCCGAAACATCCAACTGAACCTGTCCGACCGAGCGAGGAACGTCTTCGGTAGCGCCCATCTCAACGGGCATAACGCCGAATACGCGCCAAATCGTGCGCCGCACTTCCTTAACGACGTTCACGAAGTCTACGTCTTTCTGACTACGACGAAGTTCGACCCACTTGGCTCCGTTGGCTTGAGGGTCTGCGTTCGTGATGACGCGAATCTTGTGGTCCTTTCCGCGCATCCGCTGCAAGTCGGCCTTGGCAGACTCCGCAGCCTTACCGGCGATGCCCGTCAGGACGAGGATGCCTGGAGGAATCTCGTCAGCATCGAGCGCCAACATCGCGTGTTCCGACGAGCGGAGCATCGTGATGACCTCGTTGACGATGGCCTCGATGAGCGGAACCGCTTCGGGCGTGGTTGTATTCGGCGTCAGCGGCAAGTACGTGATTTGCCGTGGTTCGAAGAACACTGCCGTAGGGCTTTCGTAGTCGAGCAGCAAGCCAGAACCACCCTCGATGAAATCGTCCTGCACGTACCGGAGTAGCTTGCCGTGCGCGTTGAGGATGCGGTGGACGTTTGCGCCGCGAAGTGCGGTCAATTCCTTGAGTTGCGTTCCCGGCCGGGGCTCACCCTCAGGACCAATGACCGTATTGAACACATGCTCGATGACGCCAACATCGTAAACAAGCTGGTCGAGAGCGACCTTGTGGATAAGCTCCTGCCACGTTTCCCCGTCCTCGTTGGGCACGTTGAGAAACCGCGTGCATTCGTCCGCAATCTGCTTGGCTTCGGGCGACATCGTGAAGCCGTCCGAAGGCTCGACCATCCAATCCCATGTGGATACGCGGCGAGCCACACCGTCTACCGCGCTGCGGACGTCAGGCGTCCGCTGATATACGCGCCAAAGCTGCTCGCTGGTCAGAAGTCGCTCGCTGCGCTGCGAATACGCAATCGCATTGGACGAGCCCCCAAACAGGTTAGCAACGGCTTGCCTGCCGAACCGGTCACGGTCGTCCGTGTCGGGCGTGCGTGCCGTAAGCCAGCCTCCCGGCTGCACTTCCTGTTTACGCACCATCACCGTGGGCGTTACGGAACCAATGACGCGCATCATGCCTCCCGGCCTATTCAGCAAAATAGTTACCACCCTCTTCGGGATTTGTCGCCTGTCGGTCGCACTCTGACGCACATGAGCGACACAGTGTCACGACGCGAGGCTTTGACCACATGGCCCTATCCGCTGCAAGGCAGAAGCTGATTGCCGCAGGATAAATGTCCACCATTTCCAAAAGGGTAGCGCCACACGAATGGCATCCGTCAGCGATTAATTCCCGCACGCTTTTCACGCTTCGTCCTTTCTTTCGGTAGATATTCGCCCGTATACTTCCAACCGCTCAGATTCGCCATGTGCTGCTGTTGCATCACCGAAAGATTTGAACCAAGCGCGGCGAGGTTGTGTCGCGCAAAGTTTCGCTTGTCCGGTTCCGGCTGGAAGTTCTCAATCCAAAGCTCGATAATCTTAGAAAGGATACAGCGCCGCTCCGGTTTGTCGAGCGAGCGCACCAGCAGCCATGCCGGCATGTAGGTGGACTCGTCCTCGATGTGCCCCGGCCTCGACTTCGGGACGTACTCACCCATCCAATGCATCAGCCGATGCGTATGCTCGCGGACATTGACCTTCGTACCAATCTGCGGGTCTTGCGGCTCAAACAACTCATAATCCGCAGCGACAATCGCGCGGAACATTACGCGCTTGTCGGGCCACGAAACAGCATTTAGATGCTGCCAAATCGCCGTGAAGTCCACCGTCTTTGGTTTCGACATGATGCGCCTCTCCCATGAGTAGCGCGCTACCGTGCCGAGCGTGCATCAGATGGTCGAATACGACCCGCCGCCTTGCAGCAAGTCGCACGCAAGCCGCGCATAGGTGTCCGACAAACGGTAGTGGTCCGCTGCGTTGCCTTCGACCCACACGATGCGCTGCTTTTCTTCATCCAACACGCGAACCGGCGCACGCATCTGCTCAGACCATCCGAGGACTGACCACGAATCTTCGGGGAATGACCGACGCCCACTGCGAATGTCGTCATATGCCAAGTCCATGAGTGCTGTACGGTCCACGTTCGCCACCTGGCTACCGTAGTCGAGCTTCATGCCGTAGCGTTGCGAGCCCGCCTTCGGTGTCTGGACGAAGCGCGCAAGCCACACCGAGCATTCGCCACTGTCGAGGAATTCGTCGCGAAGCTCCTGCGCCTTGTGCATTTCTGGCTGAGAGTCGATGACGCATACGGACACGTTGTACCGGCGCAGAATGTCGCCTACTTCCTCGAACGTGCGCGTCGTGCAAATCATGCGGCACTGGCGCAAAGGCTCGCCGTTCTCGGTATGCCCCGTGATGATATCGACCGTAACGTGCAACACCGAGCCAACGTCCACGCCGGCCACGACGGTCATCTTCTTGAATGCATCGCCGCCCGCGTAGTCGATGGGGTCTGCGGTGCAAATCGCCTCGAGGTCCGCTGTCGAGAGCTTCGCACCCTCAAACTCATACGGAATCCCAAGCACCGATGTGTAGAACGTGCCCAACTGGTCCGGTGAGCCCTGCGCCGAAACCCATTCGCGAAACAGCGCAACCATCGACTCCGACAGAACGTCCATTCGCGAGCAAGTGTAGCCGCGCATGTTCTTGTTCTCTGCGCGCTCTGCAACCCACAACGAGCCATCTACGACGCGCGTCCACGGGTTTTTACACCGCACACACACGGGCCGGATGTCGTTCGCCTTGGTGACGCGCACGCTGTTTGTCTTATGCGCGGCCCATCGCGCCTGGTCGCGCGGTATCCATGAACCATCGTCGGCGCGGTCTACGACGTTCAGAAACCAGTCAAGACACTGGCGTGTTCCGCAATGCGTGCATTGGTGAAACCAGCGACGACCATCGGACTCGTCAAACAGCCGCGAGATACCCACGCGAGGCATCGTCGGGTTGCCGATGCGCAACATCTGCGCGTAGGGCGATGCACGAACACGGTCGCGCGCCTTGGCGATGTTGCCGAGGTCGCACTTGTCGTACTCGTCCACAATCAAAAGGTCCGCAGAGAACTCAACGAAGTCTACTTCGGTATTCGACCCCAAGAACATCATCGTTCCCATGCCGAACTTCTTGAGCCGCAAGTTATCGGCACCGCGCTTCGTCGGAGCCATGATGTTTGCGTTTGCGTTCGTGCTCGAGGGCGTGCGGTCCCGGTATGCCGCAACGTCCGTAAGCAGTGGGTTGATGCGTTGTTGTACGAAGCGGTCCCGCACCGTGTAGGTCGGAAGCACATACGCAACAATGCGGCCAGCCCATCCTGACCGCTGAAGCGAGAACTGAATGCCCCATTCCGAGAATCCGGTCTGCACGCACTTGCGAATGACCCAGTTCTCGAGCTTTGGCGCATCGGCGTAAAGCTCTACAAGGTACGGCTTATCCGCAAAACCGATGGGTTCACCGCGCGTGTTTCGATGATGCACCATCGCGATTTCGAGCATCGGGTACATCTTCGTCAACGAGTACAGGAACCCGCGATATTGGTCGATCACATCATCCCCAAGAACCGCTCAGGCCGAGCGTCTGCGCCGATGAACGTCCAGACCTCAAACTGATGCCCGCTGGCCTCGCGCCACAGGTCTACCTTGACGCCAGCACGGTCTACGCGAACACGCTGCGTAGGGCTTGATTCCGCCATCGCCAGCAGGTGTCGCAGCGCCTTTGCGTCCAAGTACATACGTCGGTCGCCGTCTTGGTCGGGGCCACCAATCTCTGCGCTGCGCAGCAATACGTCGCCAGCAGTCGGCGTAATGGGCTTATCATTGACCACCATGCGGTGGTTTTCTAACGGCTTAAAGTCGGGCATCGTGTAGCTCTGCCGCTACTTTAGTCCGTTCATGGCGCTGGTCAATGCCTTGGTTGCGGACCCCACATGCGCAGCCACACAAACCGCATCCCTTTCTCGACTTGAGCCGCATCGACAGGCGCGTTCGTGAGCCGCAACTTGAACCCAAGCCGCAGCAGTTGCCCGTCGCACCATTCAGCCGCCGACTGCACATCGGGCGAGGTTCGCCCAATCGCGCGGCTAGGTGCATACACGGTGCAACTGGCCGTCTTGCGCTCAATACCTGGTGGCCGAACCCGAGCAACCGGCGCATGATTTTGCGCGAGCCGCACCCAAGATTCTTCCTCTTCGGACCAAGTCCACGGACGAAGCGACGTAGACACAGTGCCTCCAACTACCAGCATCTTCGCTTCTCCTCGAGGCGTCTAGTCGATTTAGACAGCGCGTGACGCGCCATATGTGCCGGTACTGCCATATTTGCCAACGAAGCAAACACCGCGCGAGAAAGCCTCGTCGGTCAGTCCCTGACATCTACTTGACGGGGTCGTACTTTTTGCCGTCAAACGTGCGCAGAACTTGGCCCACGGCCTTGGTTCGCCACGGGGCTCCAAGGCTGATGTGCAGCCACCGATTGCCCATGCGCTCGTCAATGAGTTGGCCAAACGGAATCTTCGACTCTTTGCGAATCCAATCGAACACTACGTCAATGTCCGCTTGCAAAGGGAAGATATCGGCCGCTTGAAACAGACTATGCTGGCTGGTCGGTGACCCGCTAACACGGGCGTTCAACGAAGGTCCGCGAAACCCGCTGTTGATGCGCAATGGACCCCATTTCTCGCGAATCGGTTGCAGAATCGTCGTCGCCAGCGCGCGGCCCGCATCGAGGAACGCTTCTGCTTCGCGCCGATTGGCCGCTTGCAGCGAAGCATGGCTTGTAGCGGTAAGTTCACCGAAGGTGAAATTTGCAGAGAGCTTAGTGTTGACCGGCGTAGGCATAAGACCTCCTAACGACGACGAAGGTACGCGCGGACGATGGGCCCGCCTACGAAAAGCAGCGCCAAGAAAGCCACCAGCCACGGATTGCTGGACACCGCAGGCAGTGTCGCTAGGTCGAGAACGTCGTCGGCACCGCAGTCCTCTACGGGTGAGTCCGTTTCATGCAGGTGCGCGTCGGTGTCATCGCTGTTGAGTGGCATGGCTGCTCCTTGTGTTTGATGGAGCATACCTTTGCGCACTGCTGGCGTGCAAACTAGGTCAGAAACAGTGTCACGCACGCGCCGGCCGTTGCTGTAGCGCAACTCGCTGCAATCGCCATCCACACGCGCTCGCGGCGGTTCTGTGCTTCAATAAACAGCGCCGAGTTAATCGCCTGCATCATCGGCAGCATGACGCCGAGCATGAGCACGATGCCGACCTGGCGGTGCGCGATGGCATACCCAAACCGGCAACCAATGACATTGCTGATTAGCGAAACAAAGAATACAAGTAGTAAGCGTGTTTTAGGCATGATAGAAACGCGGTGCTCCGCTGTTTATCCCTATCCGGCATACCCAAACGCTTCGATGGTGTGCTCAAAAGGATTGCCATCGAGGGCGCGGACCTGAAGCAGCATCTCTTCGGCCAACCAGCAGATTTCACGCTGTGCATCGGGCTTCCTGCGCAGGCCGAGGAAGTGATGAAAGCTGCGCCAGTTGAACATCACGTCCATCGTGACCTGACTCGAGTACGGCAGGTAAAAGCGAGCCGTTTCCTTTGCGCGCTTGCGGTCCATACCGCCCGCGATGAGTCGGTCTAGGCATTGATGGTAGCGCGCGAAGGCTTCGTCTATAAACGCCAAAAGCGCCTGCTGCTCCGCGTGCGGCCAATCGGGTGGCACATACGCCTTGTCGTCGCGCAGTTCTTTGTACCGCGCGGACTCTGCGTTGATGGACACGCCAACGCGGTGCTTGAGCAACTGAATGTGCGTAGCTGCGTCCACGGTGACGAGGAAGTGTAGGCTGGATTTCTCGAACGGTGTGTGGTGGCCTGCTTCCGCAAGCATCTTCAGCAGGGCCGGGATGCGCGCTCGCTTCTCATCGGTCACATCCCGCTTGGTCGAGGTCCACGCCGACAACGCATGGGTTTCGTCGTCGCCGTAGTATCCGAGCAGTTGTACGGTGTTTTCCACTAGATAATCCCCTTCTTTCGCATCCATTCGACTTCGGGAGACAACGTGACGATGACACCATCCACATGCGCGGTGACCGTGCCCTTGGTGAACACGACCTTTTCTACGGGCTTTGTCGGGGCTTTCTCGATGGGCGTCAATCGGGGGAGTGGCGGGTTAATGGCATCCATCGTCACGTTGCACCTCAAACTACGAAGCGTGGTGAAGTCCCGCTTCAATCTGTTCTGCCAACTTTAGCGCGTGCTTAGCTCGCACGGTCGTTCCCTCGCCCGCTGTTTCGCGCAAAAACGAAACAATGGCGCGTCGTTCTTCGTCTGCGCCGGCACCGGCCGTAATCGCAGCGCGCAGAACCGCGTCGTGCGATAGCAGTGCCGAGCGTCGATTGCTGGGCAGTGGAGCGATGATATCCTCGAACTGGTTCGACGGAAGTACCCACTTCATGTCTTCTCCTGGTTAGCCCCCGTGCGGGCTATGAAATCGCAACCGCACCGCACAACGCGAGAAACATCTTCTCGGTCAGCGCGTCCGACCTCGCGTCATCGACCGCACCATCGGGGCCGACAACCATAACCGGCTTGGTGCCCTTGAACGACACCTTGTACTGCGCAATCAAAGGCTCAGCGTTGTAGACCTTCGCAAAGGCATCGGCAATCGCCTCGTCTTCGTAGATGAACGTCGTAGAGCCACCGTTGAATTCCCGTCGAGCAGCGTTCATGCAAAGGGTCGCGGTCGTCATTGTGTACTCCTACTTACTAGTTGTTTTCTACTTGTTTATAGTACGCCTTCAACGTGCTGATTCTTTCGTTCACCTCCCTGTAGAATGAATCGGGTTGGACACGCTCTGTATACAACGTAGCCGCTACGGCGTCACGTAAACCATCGAGCAAATCTTGAATATCCATGTCTTCGTGCTCCCGAACCACTTCTAGGAGCTTTTGCGCAAACTCAGCACTGGGGTGCATGGCCGCCCTCCACGCGCTCGATGTACGCACGAATCTTTCTGCGCAGATAGCCGACGATTTCGGCCTCTTCTTGGCTCGCAAGCGAGCGACCTACCCACTTCTCGGCCATGTACAGCAGTTCTTGGGCTTCGTAGAGGTCGTCCAAATCCGACAGTGTGAATTTCATAGTCCCGCCTTCTTTACGTGCACGTTGAGCCACGCACATGCGCGCTCGATGTCCATTACATCGCGGCCCAAGACTTTTGACCACTCGAGAACGGTCAGGTCAGGGCCAAGTTGCATCAATACCGCACAGTCCCCATCGGGAAGCGCATTAGGTTCGCGCATCAACCATGCGCGCCTGGCTTCGGCCATCGTGTCTACAAAGTAGGACATACAACCTCCTGCTCTGTAGTAGTGGCGTGGCCAGACTCGCGTGCATCACCATCAGCATTTTGCGTAGCGTGCCGATACGGCTGCTTCGGTCAATGGTCGGCCTCTTGCTCTGCAAGCACAACATCGACCGGAACGTAGGTAAAAGCAAGCTCTTTCCCGTTCCAGCAAAGGTCAGATACTACAACTCCCTGAAATTCCCTCCAATCCGATTCGAACCTCACCGCGATCATCGAAAGCGTGTTTAAGATCGAAATGCAATCGGCATCTTTTGGAATACCAAGAACATCTGCAAGCATTCTTGTGTCGCTGACTTCTATGTATACGCCACTGGTGCGCTTCAGCGCGGTAGCCTGCCACCCATCGCCTTTTGTGCGTCCACCCGTCGAAAGTCTGGCCGCTTTTGACACAAATGAGCACCATTCCATCGTGCGTTCTACATGCAGCCTGTCGATGCCTTGGCTTACTGCTGCATCGACCACTTGACCGATGATCGCAGATTCTTCCTTGCACAAAATTGCATCTATCTTGGTGCTTACCACTTTCATTTGGCCTCCACCACTGTGTAGTGGCATAGCCGGATGGCCGTGCATCACCACCAGCGTTTTACGTGCGGTCCTTTGGCGATGTCGTCTACCGACGCAGAATGCGAGCGCCGGATAGACATCGGTGCGCTCGAGGGCCATTCGGGTGGCAGCAGCGAAGCCGCCTCGTCGGCCGTAGCCGCAACGACCTCGACGTAGCTGGCCCCACGATAGGGAAAGCGCGTGTCTTGGGTGACGACCCATACGTCCATCGGGTTGCTCCACGGACAGTTCGTGCAGCCATTGCCGCAGCACTTGCCACGCCGCAACAGCATCGCGCGGGACAACGGTTCGTATCGCATCTCTATTCGGGATGAGTGAGTATGAGTGCTGGCTTTTTCGCTGAGCCGGTTCCGTGTTCGATGCGCGCTTTTGCAATATCAAAGTATTCGGCTTCTTTTTCAATGCCGATGAACCGGAAACCTTCGCGGAGGGCCGCGACGCCCGTAGTGCCGGAACCCATGAACGGGTCAAGCACCAACCCATCCGGCGGCGTCACCAGACGACACAGGTACGCCATGACGGCGACAGGTTTCACGGTCGGATGCTTATTGCCTCCTTCCACCCCGGCGTTTCGCTCTTTCTTATTAGCCTTGGGTGCGTAGATGAACGGGGCGTCCGCAGGGTCGAAACGCATGAAGTAGCGGGATGCTCCTTTGTCGGTCTGCGCGGGATCGCTCTGCGCGTCCATTGCCCGAATCGGGCATCCCGGCACGCACGCCCACAGGTCGGTGTCTTCGTCCGCGTCAACGTGTACGCAAGAGGGAGAGTGCGAAAGCATAAGGTTGGCGGGCCAGCGGCCCTTGGTATTCATTTCCTGTTCGTAGTCCGGTCGTTGTAATTGTCCGAAGCCCGGCCACGACTCCAACCGATTGATCTGCACGGGTTCCCCGCCGATGCGGCAACCGTCGATGTTCAGCCCGCCCGTCCCGTGAGCAAGGACGTTCGCAGCGACCGTTCCGCTCAACGGCTTGCGGGCAACGACGACCGGCTCAAAGGCAGGCTTCAACGCCGTGCCCCAGCCTTCCCACTCCTTCGCGTCAAGCGTAGCAGGAGCTAGGATAGGGATACCCAGTCCAAATTGCTTCGATGTCCCGTAATCTGAATCATCGGCTTTCGTCGTATAAACTTTGTCGTAGCCTCGTTCGATGCAGTTGATAGACCGCGTGTGTCCTACAACCTCTGTACGCTCCGCACCTGCGGCTTTGTCGATAGCCTTCGACACGTCGAGACTCTTTGGAAAGCCGCTCCCATAGCACCATATCACGGAGTCTCGGATCTCAAATCCCGCGTCCTCGATGGCAGAAGCGAGGCGATGGTACGTCCGCGTGCCCCCGAAGGCGAGCAGGTGGCCTCCGGGCTTCAACACGCGCAGGGCTTCGGTCGCCCAGACCTCTGCCCACGCTTGAAAAAGTTGACCGACTTCGCTTGCGTCGCCGCCG